CGCTAACCCAAAGTGGAATCACAGCGATGTGAAACAGGCGCAAAAATACCTTACCAACCTTTGGGCGCGTATCGGTTCAAAACTGAGCCGTGAAGAACTGCGCGTTTACGGATTCCGCGTTGCCGAACCGCATCACGACGAGACACCCCACTGGCACCTGTTGTTATTCATGCAACCGCACGAACGCGAAGCGATCACCAAAATCATGCGCGACTATGCCATCAAAGAAGATCGCGCCGAACTGGGCAAACGAACCGGCGCACGCTTCACGGCCAAACGCCTGGACCCGAGAAAGGGCAGCGCCACGGCCTACATCGCAAAATACATTTCGAAGAACATCGACGGTTACGCGTTAGATGGTGAGAAAGACCACGACACCGGCAAGCCATTGAAAGAAACCGCCCGCCTGGCAATGGCCTGGGCATCCCGTCACCGCATCCGTCAGTACCAGCCGATTGGCACACCACCGGTCACGGTCTGGCGTGAGCTGCGCAAGTTGAATAACCAGCTGGTAGGCAACCTGATTAAAGCTGAAACCTATAAACGCGGGCAAAAGCTGTTACCTGATACGGCGATGGATGCGGTTATGTCGGCGGCTGACGCCGGGTGTTTTGCTACCTACATCATGCGTCAGGGCGGCGTTTTGATCCCCCGCAACAGTTACACCGTGCGCCTGGCTTATGAGGGCGGAGAAAGGCCGAACGCCTACGGCGAAGTCACGGAAAAGATTTTCGGGGTCTTCTCGCCGCATTTGGGCGAGGACTCCCGCGTCTGTACGCGGTTAAAAACATGGACGATTGTCGCCAAACAAAAGACGCCAACCGCCGCAGAACAGCACGAAGCCAGGGAGGTTTTGACCTTACCGGACGGCCCCGCCGTCCCTTGGAGTTCTGTCAATAACTCTACGGGAGAGGAAAATTCAAACGAAAATCCGGGAGTTGCAGACAGAATTGTCCAGAATATTGCCTCTGATTTGAATCAGCTCACCGATAAAGACCGCCGCGCACTGTTACGCAGGCTGAGAAGCGAACCGGCAGCACCGAAAAAGCATGAAAATCCGTTCCCGGAAGGGAATCCAATGCATGAAGCCTGGGAGAAAGCCGAGGAAAAAGCGCGTGAAACGGCCAAATCGAGAGCCGAACGCCTAAACAAGGCCGAACATAAAGCAGCACTAATTCAGGATTCAGCCGTTACGGCCGGTATTAGCATCGATAAAGCTCAGGCGATGTCGTTAGCAATGGGCGGCAGCATCAATATTGATAACCGTCGCTATGTATCAACAGCAGACGGCGACCTGTTTGTATTAGGTCGGGGGAAAGAACAGGAAAGGAAGGAGCGGTTAACAACTTTACGGCGATTTATCGTAGAAAAACAAAGAGCAGTAAGAAAGAAAATGACCTGATGCGTATCGAGTACAGACGTTTGCGTCTGTGTTGGCCATACCGGCAAATATAGACATAGCTGTCTGTGGCAGCGGCTACCAGGCAGCACAGTCGAAAATATCTATGCTGCAGCACAATCACGAATAAAGAGAGAGGCAAAATGGGATACTTAGGAAGCAAAGGGGCTTCTGGCGCATATCAGGCCATCATCAGCCAAATGCCCCCCCACGATACCTACATTGAAACACACTTAGGCAGCGGCACTGTTATGCTGAGAAAGCCTCCGGCGCAAAGGACTATCGGCCTAGATATCGACCCGGAAACGGTTGAAACCTTTTGTCAAAGTAACCCCGGTTTTCTGGATGCGCTGGGGAATAGCCTGTTTATTCAGGTTGCAGATGCCGTTAAAACATTGACAAATGCTTCCTTTGAAAATTATGGCCGCACACTTATTTATGCAGATCCACCATATTTGCCTGCAACACGAACCAGCCGAAACCGTTACCGATTCGAATACACACCTGATGATCATCGGGGATTAATCGCCACCCTGAAAAATGTATCCGCAGACGTCATTATTTCGGGATATCCGTCCAAGCTCTATGATGAATTGTTGTGCGGCTGGCGCACGGTGGAATTTCAGGTCATGACACGAGGCGGGCCACGAACAGAAAAAATATGGATGAATTATGATGCGGAATCAGCCTACAGCGCAGCTTATGCCGGTGTTGATTATATCGACCGACAAAGAATAAAGAGAAAGGCACTGCGCTGGGCATCGAACTATAAAGGCTTACCAGCTGGGGAACGTCTGGCGATTTTAAGTGAATTACTCAAGCCTTAACGAAAAACCCCGCCAATATAAGCGGGGTTTGTTTTATACAGCCTGCCCGGAGAGCAGATTCAGCGCAAATTGCCTTTCATCCGGCTTCAACTGGTCGATTAAGAATTTAACCAGCTTGTTACCGGTCAGCCCGCTGGGGCTGAGTGAGTGTGAAAACGTCGCGTTGAATACGAAAGTATGGCCGCACTCCACTTCTGAACAGGCGCAGTATAAATCCGCCAGTTTCTTGTCTTTCCAGTCTGATTTACGAATGATGGCCGGTGAACCGCATTCAGGACAATTAATTTTAAAAATGCGCATGTTTACTACCCCGCACGCCAGCGCCAACAATGGGGAGGATTCTACCTTATTTGTGCTCATTTTTCGCCCTTATCCACGCTAATGACTGGGATTTCAACGTCAAAACTGAGTTGTAAATGCTCGGGGATCTCCCGGTCGCCGTTAATCCCATTCATAAATTTGCGCTGTAGCGGGATAACCTCATCTTTGCGGTAAGTATCGCGCGCCGTTTCCGGGTTCCCCATTACCGCGCCATTGGTCGGAATAATGCCCGCCAGGCCAGCCGGGAATCGGTGCGCGGTAAAAACATCCTGCGCGGTGATCCCCTTCACACTGGCAAATTCATCTTTCGCACTCACTTCCCCGACTGGCATCAACTTCACGCCCTCCGGGTCGCCTTTAGGGATATTAATAAACATGTTGCGGAAATTGCCCAGCCCTTTTGACTGCTCAATTTTACTTTTAATTTCGGCTTCCACCTCGCCGGTGATGTTGGGGTCATTGGCATACAAAATAAAACCCATGTGAGCGCCGTTGTTGTAATACCGGCGCCTGAATATCGTGGCTTCGCTGTTGAGTAACACCGAGTGAATACCGCCAATGTAATCTGGCAGGCCATAAACCTGTTGGCGCGGGTCATAGGTTTTGAAAAACACCACGTCGCGCGGGTCATATATCAGCGCGGGCCCTTCTTGCAGGACGACAAAATCCCCATTTTTTCGGCAACGAAGATACAGCGACGGCAGCGGTAACAGGTCGATCACCTGGCCGAACGTGTTGCGGATTTTCAGGACGGCCACGTCGCCAAATAGCAGGTAATCAAACACCATTTGTTCGACCTGGTCCGTGGTCAGCCCGCCGCCCAGGTAACCACCGGCCACCATGTTGCGCCGCGCATAAAGTACGCCGCCGTGCTGGCCGTTAAGGTTAGGCAGTTGCGCCAGCGCCAGCCGGTCGATAGGTAAGCGCCAATGGTCATAATCATTGTCGTACCAGATATTGTGATAATCCGTGCCCGTCGTCAGGATGGGTTCCGGTTCGCCGAAGGTGATCACACTTCCCTGCCCAGGCGTAAACGTTTTTGGTTTTGCAGCGGCGGCGCCGTGCTGTTTAGTCTGCTTGCGCTTTTTGTTTGTCATGCTGCTTATCCAAAGGCCCATAGTGATGGGCTGTCAAATTCGTAGTCGATAGGCTCGTTTATCACCGCGTGGGAGATAGCGAAGAAAACGTCCGCGTGGCCGGTGGCGTCTGACCGTTCGGCGACGAACGTCAGCGCGTTGCCGCTTTGCGTTGTGGTGCGCCTGATTGCCATAAAGCTGGGGGCTATTTCCGCACGCTCTTTATTGGTTTCGTCCTGGGCGTCTTTCGCCCATTCGATGCGCTTGCGTTCGACCGTGTCGATCATCTTCATGACCAGCCGGTTTTTACTTTCGACGCTGTACAAAATGGCGTTGGCTTCGCGGGGGGCAAACTTGCTGACCAAGTCGTAAACGCTGCGACCGATGCCGGTCGTATCGATGCCGATATAAGTAATGTTAAAACGGCGCCGCAGCTGCTTTATCTGTTCGGCCTGCCAGCTGAAGTTAAGCCCCTGCCACTGGTAAATAGCGAGAACGCGGAAGCGCTCCCCGTCATGTATGGGCGGCGCCACTATCACAAAGGTGGAGTTATCGCCTGACCGCGACGGGTCAAAACCGGCCCACACTTCGCGGTTACCGAATGGCCGGGCGGCGGTTGGGTCGTAATCCCCCCAGGTTCCCGCATCCACTTCGCAGGCCACCAGGGCCGCCAGTTTGAACACCGCATCTTTACTGTCGACGAACTGGCACATGTACAACATGGCGAAAGCTGTCGGGTTGTATTTGTTGCGCAGGCGCTCAATATCGACCAGGGCGGCGAGTCCACCTTCGATGGCGTCTTCCATCGTGATGATGTACCGCCAGATTTCATCCGGGCAGCGGATGCCCGCTTCACGTAACGCTTTCTCTTTGGGGAAGACCTTACCTTTGCGTTTCGGGTCGTCTTCGCTCCACGCTTCCCCCGTCCACACGGTATATGCCTGATGCGTTTTGGCGCTGGGCGTTGAAAAGTAGGTCGTGCGGAACTTGTTATGCGTCGCCATTGCTGACGCCACTTCGTGCAACTTGGTAAATTTGGGGATCCAAAAGACTTCATCACCGTACAGGTGACCGTTAAAGCCCTGCGCCGTGCTGGCGTTGGTCGACAGAAAACGCAGAATGGCGCCGTTGCTGAGACGGATGTTTTTCCCGGTCAGCGTGACGCCAAAATGCTGTTGCGCGATCTGGATGATGTATTCGCGGAATATTTCAGACTGGGCGCGGGAGGCCGAGAAAAACACCTGATTGTCGCCGCTGTTAACGGCGTCTTCGAACGCTTCCCAGGCAAAATAGTAGGTCATGCCGACCTGACGGCTTTTCAGGATGAAGCGCCAGTCTTCATCTTTATGGTCGCGGCAATGCAGCTGGTAAGCGAACAGATGTTCACGCGCCCAGGTGTCGAGCATTTCCGGCGTGATTGCGGACACGTCGTTTTTCTTGTACTTACCTTTGCGCCCCTCTCCGGGTTCACCGCCGCCCGCGTCGCCGTCATAGGCCACCATGTTGCGGGCCTGTATTTCAGCCATCTTTTCGGCGTGCTTATTACGCTGGCCTTTCAGCTTCACGTCAGCCGCGACCAGGTCGCGCAGCTCCTCCAACTCCAGCGCGTTTTTTTTCTCCCGGTTAGTCAGTTGATTAACGCGGCGGGCGATGGAGTCTTCGATAGATTCCGCAGGCAGCAAGCCAGCCCACTGGCCGACGTCAGCCCAATGGTAAACCGTGCGCGGCGGGATGTTTAATTCCTGCGCGATATCTTTCGGCAACCAGCGCTTAATATATAACGCGCGGGCCGCCTCTTTTATTTCGTTCGAATATTTAGCCATGCGGCTATTATGACGAGGAAAAAGAAACGAAATTATCATTAAATTTCGGCAATGAGTGGCTAACCCTATATAACCGAATACACCCGAAATAAAGTGGGTGCGCGATATTCTCCATTTCGTAATACTGCCCTCCACAGAATACCGTTTGATAATTTCACTGATGAATTAAGGTTTGTTATGTCGCAATCTAATTACCGCACAGACTGGCTTTGCATTGCCACATCCGGCCAGGCTGTGGACGGTCGCACCATCGAGCCACAGTGGTTAATTGATGCGGCAGAGACTTACACCCGCAACACCTATACGGCGCTGATTTGGCCGCACCATCCGCAGTACGAATACGGCGAACGCGAATTCACCTGCAACCTGGGCGAAGTTGACGCGCTAAAAACCGAAACCGTGGACGGCGTTGTAAAACTGTATGCACAGCTTATCCCTAATCGATTTCTTATTTGCGCCAATGAAGACGGGCAGAAGTTATTTACCTCTGCTGAATTCATGGGCGACTTTGCCGGAAGCGGTCGCGAATATCTAATGGGCATTGCCGTCACAGATATTCCGGCCAGCCTGGGCACCGAAAAAATTAAGTTTCAATTAGCCGGAGAAGAAAAACCCGCTGAGCGCGGAAGTTTAGAAACATTCAGTTTGGGTAAATTAAAAAACCAGAAAAAAGAACCCTCTTTCTTGTCGAAATTATTTTCAACCCGTAAAGAGTTTACGCCAACACCAGAACCCAACACCGACAAGCCCAACGAGGGCGAGGAACAAAAGATGGATGAATTAAAAGCCCTCTTAGAGCAAATGATCCAACTCCTGAACGACGGTCAGGCCGCCGCCGAAGGCGCCGGGGACAGCGATACGCCAGAATTGGCCGCCGATGAAGTGGCAGACATTGCCGACCAAATCGCCGACGCCGCCGCCGAAGTATCCGACCTGGCGCAGGAAGTTGCCGAGAACCCGGAAGACGAAGTCGTCGCGGCTGAATTTAGTGCAGCAAAATCCAACCTGGTGAAAGCCATGAAGGCGTTTAACGTCAAATCGACCAAAGCGCCCCGCCGTGCCCGCCGCCAATTCAGCGCACGCCGCCAGATTGACAGTAAAACCAGCGCACTGACCCTGCTTTCTACGCAGTTGACCGACGTCATGACCAAGTTGTCAGCACAGGAAGGCAACGGCACGCAGCGCCCTAACCGTGCGCCAGGCGGTAGCAAAAAACCGTTTGAATTTACCTAGGCCCGGCACTCGTCTGCTCACTTTTTTAGGAAACACACAATATGCGTTTAACACCCGCCGCCGAGGCGTTAATTCGAAAATATGCCGCTGGCCTGGCAAAGGCTAACGGTCAAACGGACACCTCGCGTTATTTTTCGCTGACGCCGCCGAAAGAAACGCAGCTGCGCGATGCGCTGCTGCAAGAGTCCGAGTTCTTGCGCCTGGTAAACGTGATGGACGTCGACCAGGTCAACGGCCAGGTTGTCAGCACCGGCAAACCAGGCATCTATACCGGGCGTAAAAAAGACGGTCGCTTCTCCCGTGCGATGGGCGTCGACGGTAACGATTACAAGCTGGTCGAGACGGATTCCGGCTCTTACCTGCCGTATTCCCTGCTGGTTATCTGGGCCAACTCTGGCAGCGAGGAAGAATTCTTCCAGCGCATCCAGGCGTTCAGCAATGAATCCTTTGCGCTCGACATGCTGCGCGTGGCCTTCAACGGTACCAGCGCCGCCGAAGACACCGACCCGGACGCAAACCCGAACGGTGAAGACGTCAACGTCGGCTGGCATCAGATTGTTAAAACGCGATCAGCTGCGCAGGTTATCACCGGTGACGTCACCATCGGCGGGGCCGGTGCGGACTTTGTCGGCCTCGACGCGGCGGTCACTGACCTGGTGCATACCAGCATTTACGAGCCGTTTCGCAACGACCCGCGCCTGGTCGTCCTGGTCTCCGCTGACCTTATCGGCGCCGACGCCACCACCATGATGAACATGGTTGACCGTCCGACCGAGAAAGTGGCTGCGCAGTTAATCAACCGTCAGATTGCTGGCCGCACCGCGTACACGCCGCCGTTTATGCCAGAAGGCCGTTTGATCGTCACCACGCTGGACAACCTGCACATTTACACCCAGGCAGGTACCCGCAAGCGTAAAGCCGAATGGAACGACGACCGCAAACGCTTCGAAAACAGCTATCTGCGCATGGAAGGCTACGCCGTAGAGCATGACGAACTTTATGCCGCCTACGACAAGTTGACGTTGGCAACCGGTGTGACTGAACCAGCCAAAGACGGGAGCGAATAACGATGGCTATGTCCCCCTGTCAGCGCCACCGCGCACGCATTAAGGCCGCCACAGCACTGGATAAACACGAGGCGCTGACCGCGTCGCCGGTGAGTTTCCACCTGCAAAAGCTGGAACTGGAAAGCGACGTCGCACAGCTGCGCAGCCTGCCGACCACGGCTGACCGCGTGGAGTTCAAACGCGATCACCTGTTGCCGCGTTGGTTGCCTACGGTCGAAGCCTACCTCGCCGGTGACAAGCGTTATGCAAATCCGGCCCTGGTGTACTGCGTGATCTGGTTGCTCGATACGGGGGAAATGGAAAAGGCGCTCGACTGGGCAGATATCGCCATCAGCGAAGGTCAGGCCACGCCGGAAAACTTCAAGGGCACGATATCGACTTTTATTGCCGACAACGTGCTGGCCTGGGCAACCGACGAGGCCGCCAGCGGCCACAGTATTGAACCTTATTTCAGCCGGACGTTTAACAACGTCCGGGATAAATGGCGCCTGCATGAAGACATTAACGCCAAGTGGTTCAAGTTCGCCGGGCTTTACCTGCTGCGCGACCACAACGGCGAACCCCGCGCCACGGCGGTGGAGGATGTCGACATTCTGGAGCAAGCCGACGCCCTGCTGGCCCAGGCTGAGAAGTACAACAAAAACGCCGGTGTGAAGACCATGCGCGCGAAAATCCGCGCCCGTATTAATGGCCTCACAGCGGAATAAAGACTACCGGCAAGCCGGGGCGGGCGCGGTGGAGGCATAAAGCCCGAAAGGCTTTTTGGCCGTGGAAACCGTTAGCCCGCTTCTCACAGTGCAAAAGAGGTATGACCCGATGGATGGCCCAAGTTTCAGCATCAGCGGTAAACCGGTGACATACCAGACCGAGGCGATCACCAACGGCGTGGCGTTCTGGCCGGACCTGAACCTGGGCGAATTTCAAAAGTCGCGCACCCTGCCCGCCGACCTGCCACCGGACACCGCTGCGCTTGCGGTACTGGCGGCGATTGGTGAGGTCAACGACACCCTCGCCGACGTGGTCAGCCATTGGGCCGGTAAGGGATACGACCAGGCCATTGACGTGCCGGGCGCCAAGATGGGCAACGAAAACCAGCTGACGGCCCAGTACAAAAAAGCCGTCTATGCCAGGGCGAAAGCCGATTTGCTGGGCGAGTTCGCCACCATTGGCCGCCGTGAGTCGCACCCAGGGCAAGAGAGCACCGACAGCCGCGCCAACCTGCTGGCCGAGGCGGCTTACGTGATGCGCAACATGCTGAAACTGCCGCGCGTCGGGGTGCATTTGATATGAACCAGATAGAGAGCCTGACCGCCTTTATCACCGACAACCTGACGCCCAACGTCATGCAGATGTTCCAAAGCGGGCAGGAAAACTGCGAATTAATACGCAGCGGTAAAGCGCTGGGGTTAGGCCAAAAGCGTATCGGCGTACTGCGCTATGACGCCACGCTGTCATGGGACCGCTTTCCTTTCCGGGTCTGTTCTCCTGGTCTGGTTTATGCCCTGGTTCTTATTTGGGTAACTGACCACGCCAATGCATTGCACACCGAGTTAAAGCTCCCCGACCCCACGGTCGACCCGGAGTTTGACGACGAGGGTTATTGCATGTTGCAGGTTGTGGTCCCGATGGCCGACGAAATCATCCTGCAAGAGGACGAAGGCGGCCAAATCCCAGCCCAGGGGAAACGCTGGACACTGGTCGACCCGCAAATCTGGACGGCAACGGAAGCCGAGTTCGTGAGCCTGCACGGTGATAAATCGTGATCCGCGGTGACCTGAACCAAAGTCAGCTTAAGCAGATGCGGGCCGCACTGGCCGCCGCCGACCTGCCCGCGAAAAAGCGCCAACGCCTGTTATGGCGCATAGCGAAGCTGGGGATCATCGTGGCGGCCAAACGCAGCCAACGGAACCAGACCGCCCCGGACGGCTCGCCGTGGGCACCGCGCAAGCGGGGAAAAGGCAAGATGCTGAAAGGCCTGCCCAAGCTGCTGGCCGTACGGGATATGCCGGAAATCCAGGGCGTGCGCATCTACCTGAAAGGTGGCAACTACCGTAACGGCACCCAGCCCATCGCGGCGGGCCTGGTCGGTGCGGTCCAGCAAGACGGCGCAAGCATTAACATGACCGCCAGCGGTGCCCCACGCAAGCCGCAGGCCAACAAAATGGCATTACCTCGCCAGGCTAAAAAACTGCGCGCCCTGGGCTACAAAATGCGACAGGGCAAAAAGTGGGTAAAACCATCAAGCAAGAAAATCATAGAAACCCTGAGCATGGCCCAGGCGGGACTACTGATTAAAAAGCTGCGTGGCACACCGGCAAAACGCACCTGGACCATCGACTTACCGGGCCGCGTGTTTTTAGGGGTGAGCAACGAGGAATTTAACAAAATACTTGCGCGGCAAATGCAGGCGATCGGCTTCGGCTGGGACGTCAACGCGCAGGACATCAGAGGGTAAACCCATGACATGGCCTAACATCGGCGTCAGTCAGATTAACCGCTTCAACGGCACCACCAAGGACGTCGAACGCGTCGTCCTGTATGTCGGCTATGGCGAAACCAACACCGGCAAAACCCAG